ACGTTATCCGAATGCACACCCTGTAAGGCTTCAGGTTGCTCGGCACGCGATGTGCGAGCCGATATAAACGACTCTTGCGGCGCGGCACGCATTTCAATGCGGTCCGTTTTCATCTCTAGCCGATCACCCCAAGCATTTGGTAACTCCTTCACCCATCGCTTGAGTTCAGCAAACAGTGCGTCGTACAACTGACTGCTCGTTGGCGCAGTCACTACGATCTTGGCGGGACCGCGCGTCAGTATGTACCAAATCATCGCCCAGGACGCGGCTGTCGATTTACCTACACCGTGCCCGGATCGCACGCTAATTTTTCGCTCGCCACGCGATATAGCTTGCAAAAACTCTTCTTGCCACGGGTCTGGCGATACGCCAAGCACCTCGCGCACAAACAGCGGCGCGTTAGGTCGGTAACGAAGCACCAGCTCGAGGTAACGCTTATAAATCTCATTATTAGCCGACATAATTCACCACCGCGCGATGCACTAACGTATGCGTCACATTCATACCAAACTGATCCTTAACCATTGAAGCGATTTTTCGGTAGCTCTTACGCTCGCTGGCTTTTTCCGCCATAAACATCAAAATCGGATGCGTCACTTCATCAGGCACAAGTTTTGCCGTTTTACCGTCACCCTCTTTGCGAAACCCAAACGGGATATGCCCACCAACCCAACCTCCGGCCTGCGCCTTGCTCTTGCGCCCGTCAGCCATACGCTCGGCAATACGGCGGCGCTCGAGCCTAGCAACGGCCGCCATAAGCGTAAAGAAAAACTCAGACCAGCTCGAGCCATTGTTTACCGGGTCCGTGCCTAACGCCAACACAATCATCTTGACACCCTGCGCTTTCCACGCCTCAGCCATGGTTAACGCGTCAACCGTGTCGCGAAACGCGCGATCCAACTGCGTCATTACCACCACATCGCCAGGTTGCAAGACCTCCACCAACTGCGATCCAGCGTCACGCTTGGCGAGCTGCACGGAACCGCTTACACCTTCATCCGTATATACCTGCGCCACATCCTCGCCGCGGATAAGCGCCAATCCCTGTATTTTCCTTACCTGCTCGGCAAGTGACGTGTTATCTACTTGCTCCTGTGTGCTTACCCTCGCATACCCATAAATTGCCATTGCGTTCCCCTGTGTTTGCTTACTTGTTGCAAGCGTAACAGCGTTTTACTCACTTGTGAAAATTTTTTTGGGGTCCGTTTGTCGGGGCGACGGGCGGCTGGCGTGGGGGGCAAAGGATAAGTTGGTGCGCACAATTGCCAGGTATGCGAAGCATAAGTTGGCAGGTGTGGGGCACCGCGGCAAAGCCGCCCCGCCCAAATCGCGCCAGGGGGGTCAAAACGACTATCAAATGCGAACGATTATCAATTCCAAGTCAATCGAGGATGAGAATGACTCTCAACAAACCGCCTAAACCGCACCGAGCAGGCTAGATTGTCAGCTTTTTCGCGGTTTGGCGACAATTGTCTCGCATGGTAAAGCGATCATGACGACGTCAGTCTTGTTGCGGCGCGTCAATTGTCAACGCGTCAGCATGCTTGATCGCGTGCCATGCTTGCGAGTCGATGTTAATCGCGACTACTGGCGCGCGATTCTCGCCATACGCTGCGGCATTAAACTTTGCAGCCATCCACTTTAGGTAATCGCTCTGTAGTTTGGCAACAGTTGCGCTCTCGTTCGTCGCCTGCATGACAATCGAGTGGCCCTCTTCGACCAAAGCATGCGCGCCGCGCATACGCGCGCGTGAGAGCGCGGCGGCGCGCTCGTCGCTAGAATTAACCCAACTGCTAATCCTGTTTGGATTGACGCCAAGATCAGCCGCAATGGATCGGATAGTTTCGCCGCCAGCAACTCTATCGGCAATTGCATCAATGCCTAAGTTTTCAATCAAGGCGATTTGTCGCCTGGATTCTGGTTTTCCGGCCATGATTTTCCCCTAAATCTGATAAACGGCAAAACTTTACCGACAAACGGCCAAGCCATCAAAGTATTGTCGTGTTATTGTTTCGACCATCGCAATCAAGCGAAACAATTAACAGGAGAGAAAAATGAGCAATAGCAGTTACAACGGATGGACAAACTACGCAACTTGGCGAGTCAATCTTGAGATTTTCGACGGGCAAGATCCTGAAGGTTTTGATCTTGATCAGTCTGCTTACCATCTTGGGCAGGATTTAAAAGCCTACGCTGAAGAGTTGATTTGCGACTATAAAAACGAAACGACACTTGCTCAGGATTATGCGCTTGCTTTCCTGTCAAGCGTTAACTGGACCGAGATCGCCGAACATGTCATTGAAAACTATTCAGAGCAACAGGCATGAAACAAGCCCTTATAGACTGGACCATCGCTTTTATTTTTGGCGTCGCATTCGCCTTCGCCGTTTTTTTCAACTTATAGGATTGCTACCATGAAAATCTACACCACATTGTCAGCACTAAAAGCCATCGCAGTATTAGCAGCAGATAGCGATATTCGCTACTACCTTAATGGCGTGCACGTGACAGCAAGCGCAGGCGAAACAAGGTTAGCCGCTACCGATGGACACGTCCTTGGCATTCACCGTAGCGAACAAGAGAATGAGGACATTACCTACGCTGAATTTATCCTTCCTTTGGACGTTATCAAGTTGCTCAAGCCAGCGTCAAAAAATATTGATAGCGTCATTATCGACACTGACGGATTAACGGGCACCATCACCGCAGTTACAGGCGCGACTATCAACTTTAGCGCGATCGATGGGAAGTTTCCCGATATACAGCGCGTCATACCCCATCGCGTATCAGGCGAAGTTGCTCAATTCAGGCCTGCGCTTTTGGAGCGATTCGCCAAGGCCGCGAAACTTTTGGGCAGCAAAAACCAGCTTATCCACGTCGCGCACAACGGCGACAGCGCATCGTTAGTCCACCTGGACGTTAACGCCAATTTCGTTGGCGTTATCATGCCCTTCCGATCCTTTGCAGACGAAAGCGAAAGCAAAAGCCCACCAGCTTGGGCGATCAATCCAATCCAAAAGCCAATGGCTTTCGCAGCTTGATTTTTTAACCGTATGAGCCGCCCACCAGGGCGGCTTTTACTTTGGAGATCCATATGTATATTGTGCAAGCCATCAGAAAAAATGTTGACGGGAAAAGCGACTATATTTTTACGCCAACGCACGCCAATGGCCGAGCGTTAACGTTTAACAGTATTGAAAACGCCATGCAGTACGCTGAAACCTTGAAAAGCGGACCATTTCCGGTTTATGGCGTAACGATCAATTTCTTCCCAGTCTAACCCACCACACACCCACCAACGAAAAGCGCCAATCGGCGCTTTTTTCGCAATGGGCCTTTGCAACCATTAACCGACCATTTAACCGGAGCCATTTAACGCGCCTACAATCAACGATCAATCAATCAGCGTAGGGTAGTAGCCAAGCGATAAATTTAACGCGTCAGAGGCCCGTTTAACGGCTTTTGCGCCGACGTTATCGCTCGCCACTACCCGAGCCGACCCCATGCTTGCCATGCTTCGCCGTTTCAAGAGCGGCCGCGGCCGACTGCGCTTGACGCGGAACGATTCTCGATTCGCGCCGAATCGCGCTTGCGATCGAAACTCGATCCAGACTCGATCGCAATCGAGAACCGTTCTCGTTGGACCAATCACCTGGTCGAACGTAAAAGCGAACACCCCACAATTCCCCGTATCCATAAATACACAAAAACCGGAGGTTTACTTTTTTCCCTTTCGACTTAACTCGCCAACTTTTTGCATGGCCAAAATCTCTTTATCGCTCAACGCGTACTCGCCTTCCGATTTACCGCCAAATACAGGCTCAACGTCATCCGGCACAATGATCGACATCACTTCGCAACCAGGTATCTCGCGCTTCAGTCTCACGGCTTGCGTAAACACTGGCGCGGCCAGGATCACCGCCAACTCTTCTAACGTCCACACGTCAACGCTCGGACGTTGCAACGAATACGCCCAAGCCGAGTCAGCGTTAGCCGCCACACCGAACACGCTTCCATCTTCCCGCTGACCCTCCATCACATCGACCGTCACCGGATCAGCGCCAACCGATTCAGCTTCCTTCTCTAACGCGTCATACGCTCTGATCATCCCGCCACAAGCCGAGCGATACCCTTCAACGTCACGCGCTTGATACGCCAACCGACAACGCGCCAACTGTTTCCAAAACCTCAAACGCGTTTCCTCACTCACTAGTTCCGCCAAACGATCAAGTCCCCAGCGCTCATCCGCTTTGCGTTTCCTCGCCATAACGCTCACCGCCAACGCGTTCATCGCCAACAAGATCTGATCTTTCTCTTCAAAAGGTTGCTTCAATCCGTCAAACGGTGAGCCGCCATGAAGATCCGTATGAACCTTCCCTCTTCGCTGTTTACCCGCCATAACATCAACTCCTTCCTTTTTCGTTTTCCACTTCCCACTTCACACTTACCGTTTAAGCCGCCATGGGAAAAACATAAAACCCCTAGCGTCCTACTTAACCGTCCGAAACATTGAAGCGTCCGAATGTGTGTCTTTCAGACACACACACATTTCGGACGCGTTCGCTTTTTGTTCGTGAACCATTACGGACAATTCAGGACGCGTTTTCGGACGTATCAGGACGTTTTTCATGATTTCGGACACGCGTGTTTCGGACGCTAAAAATGTAATTCGGACGTTTCGGACGCTAAAACGCTTCATCGTCACTCGGTTTGATCCATACAACATCATTCCTGATGGCGGAAAACCCTAATTCGGACAGCTTATCCCTCACCTCTTTCCACCGTTTCCGCTTATCGCTTTCCTCAACATCGCTTCCCAATCTGGCGTAAAACTCATCACGCCAGGCGTCAATACTCACCACGCGATGGCGTTCACCTTGAATGATTTGATGCTCACCGTTGCGCTTAATCACATACCTCAACGCTTCCCGCGCTACGGATTGATGCTTACCGCGTCCTGTCTTTGCCCCTGATCCTGATGGCGGTCTAAACGTCACGCTATCCGGTACATCACCTTGGAATGGCGTTACAACGAGCGTTGCTGACTCGTGTTGCTCAAACCCTAATGGCGATTCACCTTCACCTTTTGGCGGCTCCAAGTTCACGCTATCGAGTGAAAAGTGAATCTCAACACCGTCCTTGCCATCCTTTTGCTTAGTCAGCTTCAGCGTCCCTGATTGCGCTTCCTGATGGCGGGTAATCTCAATCTGTGTATCCACGGCACCTAAGAAACTTGAGTGCCCTCGTAACCCCAATGACGCGTCCTTGCCTGAGTGATGCACCACAAGCAAAGCGGCTTCCGTTGCCGCTTGGAGTCGTCCGCATTGCGCAATAAACGCACCCATGTCCTCCGAGGCATTCTCGTTTCCTCCGCCAAATGCTCTGGCTAGCGTGTCAATGATGATCAGCTTCGGCTTCTCGATCTCACTTTCGGCTATGGCGATCAGCAGATCCGTGAAATCCGACTCAGACCCTCGTAAGTTCACCTGCGACCTGATCACGCCAACAGGTATGTCCGTTAACTCATACTGCTTTCTAAGTCCCGCAATACGCGTCCCGATCCCTCCATGCCCTTCCCCTGCCACATACAGCACGCCTCCTTCGCTCTGGACTTCGTGGCCTAGCCACGTCTGTCCACTGGCGACCATGGCGGCCATGTGGAGGGCTATGAACGATTTGAAGGTGCCTGGTGGCCCGTAAAGCGCCATGAATCCACGTTGCGGTATCACACGATCAATGAGCCACTTAACGGGCTCGTCCTTCGCGTCACGCCACATCTCAACCTTGAAACGTCTCGGCACATGATCATCAAACGGTTCCGCTTCCGGCGTTACTGATTCCGGTTCCTTCTCGGCTTCCTTGCCCGTTAGTCGTGTTGGCGGATGAACGTCCTCGCCATCCCACAGCGCTGTTTTTTGCACGAGTTGCTTCAAATCCTCCAAATCGTGATCAGCGTCAATCCACTCGTAAGCATCATCACCAATGGCGTCCATGCCCAAATCGACAATGCGGATCTGCGCTGCCGTTCCTTGCAACGCTTTTGCGACACGGTTCGCGTAACGCCATCCAGGTAAATCGTGATCCGGCAGAATCACCACGTTTCTGTCTTGAAAGTAAGGCGTGATCGCTTCCGGCCAGTCGCTTGCCCCTTGGTGCGCTGACACGGCAACGACCCCCAAAAACGCTGTCAGATACTCGGCTGCCTTTTCGCCTTCCGTGATAAAGACAATCTTTGATGGGTGCGCGGCCATCATCGGCAAGTTATAGGGTACTGGCTCCCAACCCGCAATCGTGGGTATTCGTTGCCCGTCAACGATTCGGTATTGGCGATAAGTTTTCTTTCCGCCTGGTAGCTCATACCTGACCTTCTGCGCCGTGATCTCGCCATCAAGCGTGATGTAGTCCCACGCATAAACCTCGTTCAACCTGATCGGTTTGACGTTCTCGAGTGGCTCGGCACTGATCCTTCTTGGCGGCAACGAGTTCCACCCTAACTGACCATCACCAAGCAATGGCTTAACGCTTTCAAACACGTCGGCTTGCTCGCACCCGCCAAAGCACTTGAGCAGAATCTTTCCACCCTCTCCGTCCGTGATCGCAAGCGATGGATTCGTGTCCCCGTTCCCGCTGCCGTGCCCAGGCACCGGGCAACTGGCTAACCATCCCCGCTTATATCGCTTGGCGTTACCAAGCGCCACCGCTAATTGTTCAGCGTGCATTTGTTTCTATTCCTGTTGTAAGAATTCGCCATGCTGTTGCCGCCACTGCTGGAGCTTGCCCGTTTCCAGTGGCTTTATATCGCTCCACCCTGTAGGCCATCCCATCAGATATTCGTGAATCTCTGGGGTCGCTCGACCAAACACTTGTTTCCAAGCCCTGCAAGAAGCCCACTTTTGCATGGAATCGGCGCAATAGTTTGCTTTCGTTGTCGGGGTATGCAAGTAACCAATATCTTTCCCGTATGTGGTCTGCACCCAAGTCTGCCGCACTAAGGGGAATTGCTTTGGTTTTGTAACCCATCTGCTCAAGGTCGTCTGCCGCTTGGTCAATTGCAACTCGGCTGACGTTTTCGGCAAAGACGTACCTGGGAGCGACATCTGCCACGACTCGGCGCATTTCCGGCCAAAGATCATCGGCTGTGTTTTTTCCTGCTGCGGCGTTGCTGTAAGCCTGACAAGGAAATCCTCCAGTGACAACATCAACAATCCCGCGCCACGGTTTTCCGTCAAAGGTACGAATGTCATCCCATATCGGGAATGGGTTTCTAAGGTGACCATCATTTTGTCGCTGTGTAAGAACGCATCGGCAGTACCAATCCAACTCGACAGCGCAGACGGTTGTAAATCCAAGCATTTGCGTGGCAAGCAAGCCTCCGCCAGCGCCCGCGAAAAGAGCCAGCTCATTCATAACACTCCTTTTGGCGTCAAAAAAACCCGCGTATAAACGCGGGTTCGTTTCAACGTGTTGCTCTAAAACTCTTCATCACGTTGCGCGGGTGCTGCTTGCTGCACCGCGGCCACGGGCGCCTCGGCTTCGCCGTCCATGCCAGCTGGCCTCGGTATCCACTTCACAAGCACAAACTTAGGCTTACGCGTTCCGCCTTTTCCTACCTTCAACAGATCCGCGCCCTGGTACTCGACAACGGGAACCTTATCCAGATTAGCGGCACGATCCTTTGAACACGCCATGTAAAGCGATTCAAACCCCATGTTGCTGCCTGCCTGGTTTGAGTTCCATTCCACCAAGCCAAGTTCCTTGTTGTAAAACCGCGCAATGAACCCGCGCTTATGATCGGGACTTGGCTGCGCACTTTTCTTGCCTAGCTCATGATCCGGTTGCCAATCACGCACACCCGTTGCCAGCATCAGCCACCCGGTTTGCGTGGCGTCAATATCAAACACGATTTGCTTGAGTTGGATTTCCTGGCCTTCCTTGTTTGTCCACGCGTTCGCCTGTGGGCTGAAACGTATGTATGGCAATCCAGATCCACCACCTGTTAGTCCTAGCATATAAACACCTTTCAATTAAGCGTTAAACGGTGATGTTTGGCGCGTCCTTGCGCCCAAGCGTTAATCCGCTTGACTCGGCTGTCACCAATTCAGCCAAACTCTGATACATGTCAGGAAACTGCTTTTCCATTTGCGCGGGTGTGATCGGTATCCGCTTCACGGTTCCCGGTATCTCCTCTACGCGTGACATAACTTCCTTTTCGTTAGACCATTTGCGTGTAGCGCGTTTCGCCACAAGCGTCCAGTCCTCCAATCCTTTTCCGCTTTCAAGAAACTTAAACGCTCGTTTCTGGATCGCTTCAATCGTTTGCTGCGCATCAACCGCCATATTAAGCAATGCGTTCATAGCATCGCTGTCCATTGCATCCACTTCGGCTTTGGCGATAACCGCCACGGCTTCGCGCTTCTTAGGACACGCTGACCGTG